TGTGTCGCCAATATGCGTAACCATTGACACGTGTGTCCAACGGTCAAATTCACGGATAACTTGTTGGTAAGGCATATCAGAAGCAATAATTGCTTTGGTCACTTCGTCTGGGGTCATCCCTGGGACTCGCAGATCCGCTGCACAGCCTCGCCTATGATCAGACGTATTCTTAGACCCCACCGCATTATTAACCGCCTCAGACCTAAAGGCACTGTTGACCATGATTGGCTTACCATCAAGCACTTTTTTAACTTCCTCAAGGAAATCAGCTAAACGAGGCAGATTAGCCACCGCATTGATGATCTCCTCTTTGCCGTCCACAATGCACTTCTCGTGCTCTGTAGGCGTGTTATCCAACTCACGGTGATCGGTGTGAGTTAGTTCCTCAAGTGTGAAATTAGGACTGAGATTCATTTTGTGCCTTTCCAATATGGATACCTGTAATTAAACCTAAGAACCCACCACAGATGGATTGGAACGCAGGTCCAACGATATCAAAAACAATCTTGTCATCCACGGTTGGATCAAGAACCGCTTGGACAAACATCCATATCATTGATGCAATAACCCCCATCAAGGAGAGAGTTGCAATCATAGTTACACATCCTTTTAGCGTCCAGTCTTTCATTGTTTACTCCTTACTTCGTTGTAGATGTCAATACAGGCGTTGAGGGAACGGATGGCTTTGTCTCCGTCTGAGGCGATGGTGATAAGAGCGTTAGCAACCTCTGGGTCAAGTTCGGATCTTGTTTCTGTATTTCCTGTGGCAGAGGTGGGATCTGTGCTGACTTGTACGCTACGGGTGGCGATTGACAACCGCACAGCACCACTAGCAACATCAGACTGTAATTTAGTAATCTCGGCTTTAGCTTGATCATTTGCCTTCCTTAATTCAGTTGCATGGTTATCGGCTATTTTAACCATCTCGGCTTCTTTTTCACGCTCAATCAGGTTCAGTCTAGCCACCTCAGCCTCTTGCTCAATATACGCCTGATGGTGACCATAGAAGTAACTACTGATCACCACAGACAAAATACCTATCAATATCCAAGGATTTGTTAAACTAAACATTATTTTTCCTTCTCAGCCTCTACTTCTTTTTTCAGCTTTTCTATTCTCTTGATGTTGGACTCCATCAAAATTCTCTCTTGACGAATATCCATGTACATGAAACCAAGAACAGGAATAATCAAAACAAACAACAATGCCAGTATCACAATGATCAGTACATACGCCCATGACTCACTCGATGAAGTGCCCACATAAAACCCATTAAGTAAATTGCCACAAACGCTATTGCAACGGTACAAGCCACTTTAAACCACTCTTTTCGCTTTTTTTCTGCAATTTCCTCTTCTATTTTCTTCTTATTGCGAAAATAAGCCTTTCTAGCAACCAACTGTTCCTGTTGTACAGTTCCAATCATTTCCCTCACACGGGTGTACAAATCCTTCAGTTCAGGGGGTACTTGATAAATCATGTACTCCCTTAGTTCTACTTGCATCTCTTCCATTCTGGTCATTGCAAGAACCCTGTTAATTGCTCTTTCTGTCTGATCCCCATTTGGATCGTAAACAGTCTTTGACTTTTCCTCCTCATCCGCAATATGCATCTTGAGAGCGTTATAAGCCTTGTAGAACGCTGTCAAATTCTTGCTGATCTCAGAGTACAGAGCCGTTGGATCAAACTCCTGTGTCTTCTTCTTTGCCTGTTTAACAGGTCTTAAATCCTCTGGCTTTCTTTCTTGCTCTTTAGGAGCAAACAAATTCTTGAAAAAACCAAAAATGCCACCGACTTCCTTGCCAATCGCCTTGACTTCGTTAGCTGTCTTGACAACGTCTTTGACAATGGCTTGTCCCTCTCGGAACATCTCACATCCTTGCTTGATTGCTTTGAAGGCAATGTTTGCGGTGGCGATGAGAGTGAACGGGTCAATTTTCTAAATCCCAAATATCTTTTTTATAAACTCGGCAGCGACCCCTGGACCAAGGAGAACGCAGAGCATAACCCCATAGAGCAAATACTCTATCTTAGTCATCCTCTTCTCCCCAATGGCTAACGAGGACTGAATCTCTCTGTACCTCTCAGCACAGATCGCCTCGTGAACCGCTAGTCTTTTGTCAATCTCTGCATCCATTATTTACTCGGTTGGCAAGTAAGTGAGGAAGGTGCAACTGTTGCAATAACAGATGATTCTGTTGTCGTTACTGCCTGTACAGGTTCCTCAACAGGTTCCTCAACAGTAGCAACAGGTATCTCATCTTCTGGAGTTGGATCAGAAGGTGTTGGCTCTGGATCTGGAAGGATAGGGGAGAAAGCTGTCTCCACACCTACTGGCTCTGGATCAGGACCAGGTTTTGCCTCTGTAGGCATAGCATACTTTTGCTCAAGGAAATCCATAAACCTATGGATCTCGTCCTGAGCTTCAGTTTCAAACTCTTTTAAATGTTCACGGATGTCCTTGAGAAATTGCATATTTACCTCTTAGTTAGTTGGTGCTTCTGGGGGTGTTTCTGGGGGTACTTGAGCTTGGAGTTGACCAATGATCTTCTGCGTTAGCGGCCACGCATTCGAACTCGTAGGCAACTGACCCAAAACATTAATAATGTCCTTAATCTCACCCTCAAATAATTCAAGTTTTAAAGTTTCCATGTGTCATCCTAGTTTTTTTTCCGTCAAAGATGCGGTGACGGTTTCCGCTTCAATTGTTATTGTAGATGTGTCTTTGTCAATTTTCATGACACCCACACACGCCATATTCCAATCTTCCCCCGTCCTCTCACTATGACACGGTACGTTGATCTTGACGTGCTTACAAAGGTACTCCTGATACCCCTCAAATACCCTCCACGCATGATCTACACTCCCACGTCCTTGCTGACCTCTGGACTTGTTAAACCTGATCAGATACTTCATACAATCACTGGTGCTTGTTGTTGCACCCCAATGTTGAAATGTATGAACTTCAGTGGCTCAGTTCCCCCATGTCTGGTAAAACTATGTGGTACCCAAGCATTTGTAAAAAACAACGCCCCCTTTCTTATAGGGAACATGAGCTTATGTGTCGCATAACTCACCACATTTGGATTGGCTTCTGGCAACTGAGTTAGTATCTTCCCCTGTCTTTCATCATCAACCACAATACTAGATGCATTTTCTGGCTCATTAAGGAAGTAAAACCCAACAATGTGATTTCCATCCCCATGAACGTGATCATCCATCCCTGAGAATTTGTAGTGCTCTTGACCCCACATAGATGTGAAATAAGTTACCTTATCATCCATCTTGTACCCTTGGCTATTCAAAATATTCCAAGCAGTAGAGGTTATGTAACCCGACAAATCCCTTATCCTCTCGTCCATAAACAAGTTGTCTGTCATCTTGACTGGGTACAACTCGTTTATTTCCCCCTTGTTCTTTGCTATCCCCTCATCAAACACTGCTAACGCACTGTCTAAATACTCTGGTTTTGAAATACTGTATATTGCAGTTGCAAAATACACAGCCATATCTAAATTGTCCATGCCACTCTCCTATTTGTTATAGGGATTAGTGTACATTAACTTGGAGTTTCTATAACCCTCAGCAACACTACGACCACAGAAATTATACAACCCACTATCATTTGATGGATAGGAGTTAGGGATAGCTCCATGACGAAGCCCTGCAATACTGAGAGTATGGCAATAAACAACGCCCAAAGAACGTGCTTGTCTTTTAATAGTGTGATTAGTTTGTTCATGCTGACCAAGGTAACGGTTGTGTGACTGGGCTTACAGGTGGATTTTCTATGCTATTAATTTGTCCTTGTACATTAGATTCATAGTTAGATATACCTGTTGCGCCCAAAGATGCCTGTACCCATCCAATGACTGTAGCTTGAGTGAGTTGTGCATAGGGAACAAAGCCTGGGGTAGCCTCTGTTACAGGATACTGAGTGTTACCTTGGATACTAGCGGTTTGTGTTCCGTCAGTACCAGTCAATAACCAGTTGACGTTAACAACATACCCTGCGTTTGTACCGCTAGGCCATTGTTGCATTGATGTGATTGTCCAAACCCAATTTGTGACTTGCGCCATTTTAAACTCCTAAATAAGCAAATTGTTTATGATAAATATCCCGAGCTTCTATTGCTACAAGCTCTGCGAATTCTAAGTCTCTGTAAGCTCCAAAATAATGCATAACACCATTTGCTTTCAATCTAACAAAATATTTGCCAAATCTTTTATTCCAATGAACATTTTTAGCGCCACTAATATTGTTACATCTAGCTTTACAGTTATAAGTGTTTTCAGCTTTAGTAACTGAACGCAAATTTTCAATACAATTATTGGTTTTGTTTTGGTCAATGTGGTCAATCATCTTGGGTACAGAACCGTGAAACATTACATACACTAATTGGTGAACCAACCACAATTTGCCTTTAAATCTGACACGCAAGTAACCTTGATTGTCCAAAAAACCAGCCTTATCTCCAATATGAACACAATTTGCAGGTCTAATAGCCCAAGTTAAAGCGCCATTAACGTAGTTAAACGCTTGTTTGACTTCTTCTTGGGTTACGGTTGCCATTTTTATATTCCTACCTTAGCTTTAAGTGCGGCTATCTCTGTTGCTTGGGCTTGAATTAAAGCATTAAGTTGTTGAACTGCTCTAACCAAGTACGGGTCAAGATTTTTATTCAAGCCAAATAATGTGTCTGTTCCTGCTACTGCTTTTTCTTCTGGTGAAGCGGCATGAGTATTAACTTGGTCAGGCAATACTGTTTGATATTCTTGAGCAATGAATGATACGTCTTTTTGTTTAGTAACAATGTAATCAAAAGATACTGGACGAAGTGCGAGAATTGGTGTTAACCCATCTGCAAGAGTAATTACATTTTCTTTAATACGAGCATCAGATGTAGTTGACCAAGTAGATGAATTGTTACCTTGATATACGCCACCAGTATTAGGATTAATAAATCCTGTATTTGAACCTTTGCCTGTAGAATTTTGACCAATGACAATACATTGCGAATCTGCAGAATTAGAAGCTTGTGATGCTTGACCAATAAAAACATTATTATTGCCTGTTGTTAATGAAACTCCTGCATAACCAGCTTGATAACCTATAAACACATTGTTTGTGCCTGTAGTTACTGCATAAGCCGATTGATAACCCATAATAGTGTTATTACCAGCAGTTGTTTGTGAATACCCTGCTTGATACCCTACTGCTGTATTGTTAGATGCTGTGGTGTTGGAGTAAAGGGCAGATGTACCAATAGCGGTGTTAGTACCACCCGTAGTGTTAGCAAGAAGACTGTTATTTCCAATAGATACGTTTTGGCCTCCTGTTGTAAGCACATTTAGAGCGTTGGTTCCAATCGCTATGTTTGAAGTTCCAGTTGCCGAACCATTCGTACCTTGCATTGATTGATAACCTAAAGCAGTATTCGCCGCCCCGGTTACATAAAACATTGACTGAAAACCTACTGCTGTACTTGCGTTGCTAGTGGTATTCGAAAACATGGATTGATAACCAATCGCTGTGTTTGGCGATCCGGTTGTATTCGAATACCCAGCTTGATAACCTACTGCTGTATTGTTAGATGCTGTGGTGTTAGAGTTAAGCGTTTGGTAGCCTACTGCGGTATTATATGAACCAGTAGTATTGCCAGAAGCACCAAACAATGTGGATTGACCTATTGCCACATTGTATTGACCAGTTGTATTGTAATATAAAGCACCAAAACCAAAAGCATCATTTGTAGATGTCGTATTGAAATAAAGAGCTTTATATCCTACTGAAGTGCTACTTCCGCCAGTTGTATTTGAATAGAGAGATT